ATGCCAAGTGTTGAGGAAATTCAAAAGCAAGTTGAACTACTGGAATATGGTAACAAGCTAGGCAAAAAAGCAGAAATCAAAGAACTGAGCAAATTATTGCTTCCTGAAGAAAAGATCATTGCGATTGCACGCGGTCGGTATAGCAAGGTAACGGGGAGTATTGTGCTTACGGATAGCAGGGTAATTTTGATTAACAAAATTACATTCGGGGGTTCTAAATTCGAGGACTTCCACTATAGCAAAATTACTTCAATTGAGAATGAAAAAGTGCCGCCGCTGCTGCTGGGAAAAATCAAAATTAATGTCGCGGGTAACGAAGCATTTATAGACCAAATGAAATATGAAGAATCGCAATACATATCCAAGTTAATTCGGGAACGTATTGAGCAACTGGCTTCCGGTACCAATCAAGTTAAGTCTCCGGACAATGATGCATTCATCAAACTAGAAAAATTAAAAGAGCTTTACGAGAAAAAGATTCTAACTGAAGAAGAGTACCAAGCCAAGAAGAACGAACTTCTGTCTTCAATATAATGTAAAAAAGACCCGCCGTTCCGGCAAGGGTCTTTTTAATACGTCCAATAGTTAATATTCCTATTCAGGCTTTTCTTGGGGGACGGATCGCTGTCAAACTTCAAAACAACAATCCCCTCAGTCGTTGATTTGTCAGGCCAAATGATGTATCCCTCAGCTTCGAGGTACTTGAGCCCTTGGATTATTTCTTGTTTTCTCCGTCCAGTTTTGATCTCCAGCAGCTTAAAACCGGGCATCCGGTGACGATTTTGAGGCGCGGGGAAATTGACCAGAATCCGATGTAATTTACGTTCCTGATCAGGAAGCATTCATCCCTGCCCCCTTCGATGGCCTCCAGGATAAGACATTATCCATTCTGAAAACTCTTGGTTGATTGGTATTTAGACAAGTCGCACGAATCAAGTTATTTCGGATCCCCTGCAGCCTAATTTTTCGTTGTGTAATCTTGCCTTTGCGATCCACGTAAATGAGTTCAATAACTTCACCGATGTATTTCCTCATCATGCTCGCCTCCGGAAAAGAACGTTTGTTTGTATTATATTCGAACATTAGTTCTTGATTCAATGTAAAAAGAAGGATAGAGAAAGCAGTTGCCGAAAAAGACGTAAAGGACAAACTTATGAAGGGGAGATAATCGGACATGTGGCAAAGAGAATTGAAAGCAGCAATCTACAATAAACAAACAATAACGATTCGGTTGGAAGATGGTGAAGTAATGCATGGCGTCCCAGAACAATATACCGATCGCGTAAAGTTGCGGGGTGATTACGGGGTTGTTTGGATACCTACAGCTGACATTGAACATGTAAGCCGTCTAATACAATTTCAACCTAAAAAAGACCCTTCCAGCACATAGCCGGTAGGGTCTTATAACGCCTTGAATTATTGAGTCCTAAGATACACTTTCCTGCTTTTTTGCTATATTGGAACCGTTTCTATCACGTACCCATTTTTCATTTAACTCTAGGATCTTTTCAAACATTTCAGGGAATTCACTCGCTAAATCTCCTATTTCGGAATCGATTTTCATATGCTTGCAGTGATTCCAAGTAGTTTTATGAGTCCTTATATAGCTGGTTTTGTCTAACCCCAAACCATTTTGAGTCGTCGGAGGAATTAAAAGGTCAAAATCTGGGTCAGGTTGAATATTATTTAAGCTAGATATCGGTAGAAGTTCATAGTCAATATTCAAATAAGATGGAGCATGCTTCTCATAACCGATAACCAGTACAGGGCGGCTCTTCACCTTTATTCTTCCTGCCTTAGGATCAAAGTACTTCTCTAACGACTTAAATATTTTACCCACATTACATTTTGGATCAGTCAAATTCCGACACCTCACTGCAGTACACTATCTTCATCAATATCCAACATGTCCATGATCATGTTTTCTTTAGCTATAATTACATTGCCCTGATCATAATCACTCAATCCTAGTCGAGAAATCTTATAACATTCATCATTATGAGATAATTCCCTCAGAGTCCATGCAGGGAGAGACCCTAATTCATGAATTATTTCTCTAATTGTGTATTCTTCCTCGTCACTAGTAACTACGTTTTCATCCAGAAAATGAAAATTATTACGTACCTTTTTATTTACAGGTCCGTGTACCCAACCTTCAAAGTCATCGGCAAAAAGCCAGACCCCGAAATTCTCATAATGCCTCTTTTGACAAAAATAAAGCAGCTTATGCATTTTCATCTCTGTCAGATCATTTTCTATTTCGGTCATTTTGAATATTGATAGGTACAGTTTTTTTACTGCTGCAGCGATTTCTAATATATCGCGCGGCATAAAAAACACCTCCTCGATGTATCTATCGCAATTATTGCACACTGATACCATGATGTAAACCACATTTTTCCATAGATTAGCTTATGAGAACAAAGATTCCGCTAGCAGTCAGTAGGGTATTGTTCTTACTTCTTTTTTTCCATCCGCATGATGAGAACGGCCGCTTCCTCACGGGTAATCGGCGCGCCTGGGCGCGTCCCATCGAAATACCCTTTCTGTGTAGCTGCTTCCCACGCCGGCGCAGCCCACGAGCTGACAACGTTGATATCCCTTTCTTTAGTCATCGGCTTCCCCTCCTTCCGTTTTAGTCCCAGATACTTCGCGGTCCCGGAGACATGGCCGGCGATCAAGGCGTCAATAACTTCCTGGCGCTTGAGTTTGGCGGCGTCCGTTGTAACGTCGATAAACAGGTTCTCGGTCAGGACTGCCGGCATACGGCTTTCGCGGCACATGTGGAGATTCTTGGCCAGCTGTCCGCGATCGATCACATTAAACGGCTTCAATGCAGCCATGATCTCGGTGTGAAGCACGTTCTGCAGTGAACGAGCTGCTGCAGAAGCGTTGGTATATCGATAAGATTCAAAGCCCCCAGCCCCTCCAGCGGCGTTACAATGAATCGAGACGAGGAGATCCGCGCCGGCTTTGTTGGCTGCGTGGGTCCGCTCATCGAGCTCCAAGAATACATCCGTTGACCTGGAGAGAAGCACCTGCACGCCCTCGTATTCGGCTTCCAGGCGTTGCTTGACGCCAAGGGATACCGTCAAGGCGATATCCTTTTCCTGCAGGCCATTTCCGACTGCTCCCGGATCCTTGCCGCCATGGCCGGCATCAATCCATACTTTCTTCATTCAGATGCTCCCCCTTTCCGCTGCTCGGCACGTTGGATCTTTTTGTCCAGCTCCGATTTGACCCATTCAATTATCGCGTTTAAGACCGGCAATGGTAGATGGTCGCCCCAACCCGCACGGATCGAGTTAGCTGTCATACTTTGCACAACATGGTATAGAGTACCGATGGCCAGCGCGCCGAAGATGATACCCGGCAGTTTGAAGACAACGTCCAGGAGATGGCCGCCGGCTGGAAGCAAGAGGATGAAGAACGTTCTGGCCACGCCATCGAGGCCGTACCTGCTGCCATACGTATTGTCACGCTTAGCGGCGCGAACACCGGACAGCCAATCCATAATGATGAAAAAGAGCAAGGCGGTCATAATGGCGATTACGGCTTCCCCCTCACCATACATAAAATCAAAAACCGGAACCAAAACGGCCCCGGCTGAGCTGAATATTGCTTTCCATTTATCCAAGTGGATTCCCCCTAATTATAAGATGAAAGCCCCTGGACGATTCCAAGGGCATAAAAAATACGCCTTTCGGCGCTACTGGTCAAACTATTCTTCGATCAGGAATTCCAGTCCACTATCAACCAGGATGTCACGCACGCCTGGCTGCAGGGATGTCGGTACCTCGCTAAACTTCGTCTTATTCAGGATTACACGTTGTGCAAAAAACATCGCCATCATTTCACCGTCACCTCCTTTCGAGAATATCCAGTAAAGGAACCGGCGAATCACTGGTAAACCTGCTGAGCCATCTCGGCAATGACGTCTTCAATAAACTCAGTTCTTTCAGTCAATGCGCTATTCTGAGCTTTCAATAAGGTGTTTTCTTGTTTAAGTTCAGCAACCTGTTCAGAAAGGGTTAGTTCTGGACCAGGGAGCTCAGGATAATCATCAGCGAAAACAAGAAAATTCCCCTCGAATATGTTGTGTTCTTCGATTAAGAACAGGTCGGAATTCTCCTGAATAAGTGATTCGCGTTCTTCTAAAGTGGTATATTGTTTTTTTACCCTCATCTAAAAATCACCCTCCGTGTTTAAGTTCGCGAACTCCAAACTTCAATATCTGTTGAAACTGTAAAATCTCGAAGGCGAACATAGCCTCCGCCACTCTGATTTGTCCAAGCATAAACCTGAATTTTGTCATTTCCATTAATAGAAATATCCTCTATATACCCAATGTAAGATGACGTGACTGATCGCAATGTCCCCCTTGGTGAGCCATTAACATAGATCTGGCCATACCCAATTAACCCATCATCTACACCTAAATAAAATACGACGCGATACGTACCGGCTACAGATATAGTACATCCTACCGCTATTTGAGGGGTGGTCCCAAACAAGCCAGTAGGTCCTAGGTCTTGAAAAAATCGCATCTTATCGCCTGGACCAATTGTTTTGAGAGTACCTGTAATCGGCCCGAATGACACGCCGTCCCTAAGATTCTCAGGTTTAATACCAGTTGCCGGGGCTGTTACCCAGGAACTGCCGTCATAATAACCCCGAGGGGGGGCGATAAACACGCGGTCCCCAGCCCATACAGTCATATCCTGACCCGGCATATGATGATTTTCAGCGCTTCGGTTCGCTATCCCTCCGGGTACCCCAAAAATAGGATGACCATTCAGAATGTAGTTGGAATTTAAATTAGCTTCAGCAGCCTGTAATTGTGCAGTTGTGACTTTTATTTCTCCATCACCGGCACCACCTTTTTGATACCCCTTTTCCGGATATACAGCAAGCGAACCATCAGGCCATTTAGCCGCGCCTGTAGCCGTCCTGATACCGGTTAGGACGGGGATTGTTCCGGTTATTTTTCCGTTTGGGCCATATGCTGTTTTAGGTGCCAAGACATCCCCGGCACCAGCCGTTGCATCACTCGTATCCGTTCCGGTAGGAATCGAGCGAATACCTGTATCCAGTTCGGCAAAAGTTGCAACCTGCCCCTGCTTGGAAACCGTTCCTTCTTTGGCGATGATGGCGGTCTCCAATAGGTTTTTCCCATCAACGCCAGATTGCTTTAAATAATCGATCTCACCGTTAATCGTTGTAATATCGGTCTTTTCTGCTGCTTTATCCTGCAATTCCTTGATAGACTCAGAAGACGACGTCATGAACCAGTTCCACCATGCTGCAGGCGGCTTGTCATTCACTTGCCATCCTTCCTGTTTCTTTGATTCGGGAGGCTCCACGCCGGGCGCTCTCCATGTTGGTGCCTTCTTCTCGAATGCCAAGTTAATCCCTCCTATATCGGTAATGGATAATCATCACCCGGGACATAAACCTCTCCCAAGGTTCCGCCGGTTGTCATTTCTTCATCTGCAAATCCTGTCGGCCCGGTTTCAAGCTGGTCATACTGTGAAGAGAATTGAAACGTCCCGGTCAACTCTATTTGAGCGACTCGGACACCCGCCGCCACCGTCTTCTGAATGATCTGGCCGAATTGCAAAGGCGACATACCAACTTCATTAAGGCGTTTGGTGGGCACCTTGATTAGCGATATAGCAGCCGGTTCCGGCTCGGCAGGATCATTAAATTTAGGGACAATGCGGATATCCGAATATGGACAATCCAGAGCAAGGGAAAGGACCTGGATGATCGTATTCACATCTGTTTTGGACAAATTTCGGGCGATTTTTGATTTCAAGAGAACGCGGTATACCTCGTCCGTTGACGCCCCCCTCGTCTGCACGATATTTTCCCCGATCCTGTCCAACGTAGTGCCTTGAGCCTCGTCAATGGATCGCCAGTCCCGGACGCGCTCAAGGGTGTCGTTCACCTGCCGCAGTTGATCGTAAAGAATGCCGATGAGCTTCCCAAGGTTGCTTTGCGGATCTTTGTTATAGACATCGGCAAAACACCGCAGCATGTCCTTTAGGCTAAACATGGCTTGTCACCTCGATGTCCTCCGCCTTCACCTGGGCCACTTGAAACGGCTCAATGTGGACGTTCTCGGTTCCCATTGTGCCGCCAGTGCCGACCCGAATGACAACATCCTCCACCCCGGTCACACTATACACTGCGCTGATCAGGCGGGTATAAACGACTGGGGCGCCCATATTCAGGCCGTTGTAATAGCTGCCGCCGTCCTCTCCGCCGACATAACGGACCAGGGCAGACCGGATTAAATCGTCACCGTCAGCCGGGTAACTGTCGTTTTTGGTGACATCGACCTGGATTTTCAAGGCGACTTCCTCCGCCCGGCTAAACTTGACGATATGCGGATAACCGCCCAGGTCCGTGACCTCCACAGAAATGTCGCCGTACGATTCAATGCCAGCCGCGCCTTTATCAAAGATCGTTTTGGCGATGGTCTGATCGTCACCCCCAAGCACGTATGCCTGATACGACTTTGGCGGCCGTCCGGCGCTGTCCGTCTGTATAGTGTTATTCTCAATCACGGCGGCCGCACGTACATTTTCCAGCCGCAGAAGTGCCCCGCGAAGGGCATCCAGGGACGCAGCCCCACCGCCGGCCACCGCCTGATCCATCCGGTCCCGGAATTCGGCATCGGTTTCCTTTTCCCGACCGCCTTGTGTGCGCTCCGGGTTTGTGACCGCTGTAATATCCGGATTGGGATTCACGATGATGGTAATGGAACCAGCGGCTACATTTCCCTGGGAGCCCGGCGCTAGGGCTTCGATTTTTACGGTCGCCGTTCCATTGGTTCCAATCGTGAAAGGATCGATCGTTTCAAAATAAACGCCCGTCTTCGTCGCCACCTGAAAGCCCGCTTCTTCGGTTCTTCCCGGCGTTCCGGAAATGATGACGGAGCCAGTCGCCCATTGCTCTAGGATTCGCGTTACCCCCGAATAGGGTCCGAGTCGGTCCAGGTTGTTTCCTCCTGCAGTGTTCTTATAGGCACTGTTGTATACATCTTCAGCAACTCCCCAGATCATTGCCAAAAACCATGCAAAAAGCCGCAGGATGATTCCCAGCGGCGAACGTTCAGATGTATTAATATTTTCCCCGAAGGCTTCTTTGGCTTTATCCTCGATCTCGTCATACAAGTCTTGGAACCGCCTACGCTTGAATCCGGTTCTATCCAGCACCGATTTCCACCCCCTCTTGTATGGTTTCGCCATCGATTCCGGTCGCCGTGAAAGTGACAAGCATCGTCCGGGATTTGCGATTTATCGTAAATTCCACATTTTCGACCGACTGAATCCGGCTCTCCTGCAGCAATCCGGCCGTCAGCTCATCGCGCATCTGTGCCTCGTCGATCTCCTTGCCAAGGAACAGCTTGAAATCAATCCCCATATCCGGGTTCAGGAACCATTCATTCTTGTTCGTCCCGATCCCGAGCCGGCAGCATTGCGCCAATTCCTCTGGTCCTTCGATTGTTACCATCTCGCCGCCAGCAAAAACAAGATCGCCAGTATGATCGACTTTCAGCGATATCATACAAACATCCCCACGATGACGGCGTCATTGATGTCGTGCATGCGGGCGCTGTCAGGCGCTGCCACTTGGCCGCCGAGCGTGTTCTTGATTTCCCGATCCGCACAAACGACATATACCAAATCGCCCTTCTCATAAAACGGCTTCTCGATCTCAATCTCCGGTCCGATCCTCCGTTTTCGGCCAAGGGCAGGAACGTTTTGAATGACGGCCGGGGCATCGTCGCCGGTGCGGACCAAGGACTGCACATCTGCCCGACAGGTGGATTCGTCAAACGACACCACCCGGCAAGGTAGCGCCACTTGTACCCCGGACATTGCGCGATTGACGAGCCCCTCGATAAGCCTCGATAATGTACCTGCTGCATCCGCTTTGCTCATAACAATGCCTCCATTTCCGTTGAAAAGTCCCCGGTCCGGCTAATACGATGGCTGCCGCTTCGAACGTGCAGCCTGCCGCTAAACTGTTCGCTTTCCAGGTCGATGACCGAGGCGGTCGTGATTCGGTACTGCAGCTGGGATTTAAGGTTATACCCTTTAGTGCTCCCGTCCTCGAAATACTCAGGGGATTCAATCAACCCGGTTCTCTTGGTCAGATTGAAGACACTATCCCCGCCTCTGCGAAGGCTGCGAACATAAAGCTTACCTTTGTTGATGTAAACGGACGTGCCACAGTCCTTTGCCACCTTGGATATGATCTCGGTTACCGGCCCTTTGGCCGTATATCCGTCCTGGTACCGGTAATCCTGGTTGAGGTGCATCTGAGCCACCGGCAGGCCGATGTACCGGGCCATTTCCTTAATGATGTGGCTGGCAAGCGTATTCTTGGCGTAGGCTATCTCCTTCACAACCCGTTTGGAAAGGTCTTCTGAGTCAAGTACGTTTATGACCGTAATTTTGTCCACGCCGTCCCGCTGCGTCTTTACGCTGGAGATATAGCCGTGAAGCACGACCCCCGAATCATCCCGGTAGCCGGCGTTCATCATCAGCACTTTGCCGCGCTTTATATTGTTCAGGGTATCGCTCGAAAGGTTCCATATCTTGATTTCTGCCTCATTTGGCAGCGTGTCGTTATCGAACGGGATGGTCGCCTCGATGTTGAAGTCGTCCATGGAAAATTTCATATTTTCGGTCATGACTTCGGCCACCCGACCAAAATTATTCATCGTCCTCACCTTCAATCACATATAAAAAGACGCTTGTTCCAAGCGTCTCCCAGGTCACAGCAGTGCTTATTTCGGATTCGTCATAAGGCACGATAGGCAGCTTTGGGAACCGGTTATCCATGACGTCATAAAACAGAGGCATGCCGTATACCAGCTTTTCCCCGACCGCCAGCACGTCGCCATCTCGCTCAAGATCCACTGTAAAAAAATCATATTCAGCGTTGTAATGGACCTCAAACGTGAAAACTTCGTCCGCAATCGAAATATCAAAGCGATACGGAATTTGCTCTTTTTCAATGTCGATGTACTCCATAATTCACCTCATTGCGCCCACGGGCTTCCCGGCTTGAATTTCACCCTTTTCACTTGCTCTTTTGTGGCTGCCTTGGACGCCTTTTTATTCTTTGTTTTCGATTTGGAACTGCTCTTGCTTTTCTTTTTGTTCTTGGTCTGTTTGGTACCGGAATTGACGATTTTCACCGTTTGCGCCTTGATCGGCACCGGCAAATCATTCACGTATGATGTTGTCGCAATACGAATTTCCTTAATGGACAGGGAGAAATCAAAGCCGGTCGCATTCCGATAACTCCGGGTCGGAGCAAACCCGGTAATGAGGCCCGAGAAGGTCGTCCGGCCAACGTACCGAACAAGAGTCCCTTTCTCGCTGGCTTCCTTCAAAAAGGCCTCAATCTTGGCCGAGTTTTCCACTACGGATCCGGCCAGGGAAAGTACCCGAGGTTTACGCTGCACGTGATCCGTTACGTCGATATCCTTCTCCACCGGTTGCTCCGTGACATCTACTGAAAAATCATACGATTCATCTTCCACCATGAGGTAATGCCCATTGATCGTTGCCATTAGTCCGCAGCCACCTCCAAGCCGTTTCGACGGGCCACACTCTCAAATAAAGCGTTGATCTCAGCCAGCAGAACTGACTTTTCGGATGGTGCCAGCGAGGATCCGTTAAGATTGATATTTAGGCTGATTTCTTGTCTGGATGTTGTACCGCCTGAACTGCTTGCACGCGCCGGGGCCAAAGGTGCCGACCCGCCGCCAGAGGAATATGCTTTGTTCTCTTCGGCCGTCAAGACTCGCTCGCCTTCGTGCAGCTCTGCGATGTATCCGTCAAATGGAACATTTGCAAGGCCGTTTGCGTGGCTGCCATCCACCGGGATTTCTGGGATTTCTGGAATGTTAATGGCGAATTCTTTTCCACCCAACCAGTCCGGCAACTTGATCGATAAGGCACTGTTGATTTTTCGAATCATGCTATTGATCAGGCCAGTGATAAAGTTAACGCCGTTAGCGAAGTTATTTTTGACATTCGTCCACATATTCGTAAGCCCTGTGGATATCCCTTCCCATGTGCTGGTTGCCGTGTTTTTGATTTTGTCCCAAACCCCGGTAACAAACGAAGCGATATTGTTCGCAATTGTTGAAATGGTGTTCCAAATCGTATTCCATGTATTGGTGAAGAAAGCAACTATCGCATTGAATACGGCCCTTGTCATTTCGCCAAAGGCGTTCCAATTTGCCACCACGGTATTGACGATACTCATGACGACAGAGGTAATGGCGTTCCAGGCAGCAGTTCCCCAGGTGACGAAAAACTCCACTATGGAATTGAAGAGACCAACAACCCAGGTTTTAAAGGCGTTCCATACGTTGGTCAACCAGGTACTAACTGCACCCCAATTTTTGAAGATCAGGATAACGCCAGCTACTGCAGCAGCCACACCAAGTGCAATTGCGACAAATGGCAACCATGGTGCAACCGCAGCCCATCCGGCCGTAGCCATAGCCCACATGGTTGGAACAAGTTTAATGCCCATTACCAAAGCGAAGGCACCTAATGCAGGGCCGATAACATCAATATTGTCTGCAAGGAATTTTGCAGTGTCACCAGCAATACTGAATCCCGCAGCTAAAGAGTCCATAACAGCGCCGCCAACCTCTGTTATTTTAGGTCCGGCTTGCTCTAACCATTGGGAAAACTCAACAAGGTATGGCAATAACTTATCACCCAAAGGCTGCAGAATCCCTGTCTCCATCTGCCGTCCGATTCGGGCGAATGCTTCTCCAGGGGAATTCATCTTGATTGCATTCAACTCGCCCATTTTATCGATCGTCATATCGAACTCGTTGCGAGCTGAACCCATTGCTAGAATGACATCCGATTGCAAGTCCTCGAATTGGGTTCCGAACAATCCAAGCGCTACCGTGTTCTGATCCACGGGGTCGGCAATATCTCCAATCATCGAAATGATTTGATCAAATGCCGCCTTCGCTTCCGGCCCGCCTTCCGCAAACGTCCGCATCATTTTTTCAGCGTTGAGCCCCAGCATTTCGTAGGCCTCTATTGCTCCGGTGTCGCCGGCATCCTTGGACCGGATGGTGAATTCCTTCACGGCATCATTGATTTTGTCTAGGTTGAAGGCCCCTTCCTTGGCACCCGCCGCCATGACATCGAACATCGATTCTGCGTCGAAGCCAAGTTCCTTATAATGGACCGAGTACTCATCTAGGGAATCGAGTAATTCCCCAGAATAGTCCAAGCCCTTTTGCGAGCCTTGAGCAATCAGTGAAAAGGCTTGTTCGGTGGTGATGCCGAAGTTTTTCATCATGGTATCAACCGATCGTACCGATTCAGACACCTCATATCCAAAGGCTTCCCGCAAAAGAAGAGCATCCTGGGTCATTTCCTTGAGTGCTTCGCCTTGCGTTTGCGTGATTTTGGCTGTTTCGGCTATGGCGCTCCCAAGGTCCTGCCAGTTCTCCCCAAAGTTATCGTTGTACAGGTCCGTAGCAATGGCCTTCGTTTCTTCCATCTGTTCGGCCGTCATACCAGTTGCCATTTGGACGGTCTTCATCGAGTCGTTAAATTCGTTGGCCGCATTCACCGCAGCCACACCGATTCCAACAACCGCAGCCGTTACCGCACCGGCAGCCACCCCGACAGCGGCCCAATTCGTCTCCATCTCCTGCACTTGCTTGTCGGCCTTCCTCAAAGCTCCATCAGCTACCTTGAAGCCAACCGCAAACATGAGGTTACTTATAACAGCCACCCGCTACACCCCCCTTCCAAACCAAAAAAGAGCGCCCGGGGGCGCTCACTTCTTTTGCTGGTCTTTTTGCTGTTGTTTGATGTGGATGTCTAGGGCCGCATTCGCTTCCATGATGTCGTCAAAATCCATCCGGTCTAAATCGCTGTAGGTGATGTTCATATCCGACAGCAGCAGCCGCCACATGGGCCAGCGTTCCCTAGCCCTCCGCTCCGCCTCCGCCTTGCTGATCGTCACTGTCCTCACCGTCCTGATCTTGCCCGGATACGAACGCATACGCGGCGTTGATGACCTCGGAATATTCTTTGTAGGTTGGAAAATCGTCAATTTTCAGTTTCGGAGACACGATAACGTGCTTGAGCATTTCATCAGCCAACCGTTCCTCCATGACAACACCGAATTTATTTTTGCTGGCATCGTTGATTTTGGATACGGCCCGGACGCCTGGAAATTGGAATACGTACTCCGTACCGGATTTGGATGTATAGGTTTTCTGTCTGAAATTTGTCATTTGGATTACCCCTTTTCTTTAATTCGGATTGATTTAGCTAATATCTGCGTCAAGACATTGAACTTCGTATTCTCGATCCCCAGCCTCGGTACCGTAGGACCGTGCTGCCGGCTTCTTGATATAAGCCTCCGTCACCGTGATGGTCTCCTTCGGTTCGCCATTATAGATAACGGATACCGGAACCAGCTCCCCAGACACGGCAAGTTTGTCTAGCATTGATACCTGCGGGCTTGTTGCAAGGAGCGTGATGGACAACGTTGCCAATGGGTTATTGATTTTGGCCCTCACTACATCCCCTTGCGCTCCAACCTTCGTCTCATATCCGTCTTCGTCCTTTTCAAATTCGGCCATGTCTTCGCCAAATCCGGTAAGGTACACGCCGTTAACCATGACCGTTAAATCTTTCGGATCGTATGTTTTTACTGCCACTTCGTTTCCCCTCCTTAATAGGTCACTACGCCGCGAATGGTGGTTTCGTGGATCGCTCCAGCCAACTCAAATGCAAACGTACCGCCGTTATAGACCCGGCTCGCCCGCTCAAGTGGCGTTGTTTGCTCCCTCGTCTTGAACGTGGTGCTGTACAATCCAACGCCGTCCGCTCCCCGGGCAATAATGCCTTGATTCAAGCAGCGCTGCAGCACGGTGCGCACAACGCCCTCGATTTGAGCAATGCCGGTGTTGTCATACCCAATCTTCCGGTCCCTAGCGTTGTTGAACAGCTTCTGCACCTCATATTCCAGTGTGTGAATGACAAAGTGCTTGGAATGGATGACATCGATATACTCACCGGAGACGGTTTTGCCTTCCGATGTGACCGGGTCGCCCGCTTTGGTTACGTAGGTGAGGGCGCCAAGGTCATGAATCTCCCGCAGCTCGGCTGCCGTAATGTCCAAAGGTTGAATCCCTTTCAGGCGCTGGCCCTTCCAAGTGATGCTTCCAACCGGCTTCGATCCCGCTTCCCCGACCAATGCCGCCTCTGGGTAATTGTCGATATTGGTGTGATAGAACACGAAGGTATTTTTGTATTCCTTGGCTTTAATCGCGGTCATATCATCCTTGCTGCTTGTGCTGACCGCAAATTGCCGGGCATCCGCCGCCTCAATGGCATCGGCGATGGCCGTGATGTCCTCCAACGTGCTGCGTGTGCATACCGCAAAGTACCAATCTTTATCGAAGATCGTTGGCAGGAAATCATCCCATGTGCCGGCCGTCGCCCGCAGCATCACCGCAACCTCTGGCGGTCGGTTGTCTTGGTCGAGAATTGCTTTAGCCGCCTTGTAGACCTCCGAACCTGTAGTGAATTCGGCTGCCACTTCGGATAGTTCCGTGTAGGTTTTGTACGGCTTTGCCGTTGCAGACGTGCCGATGATCAACGGTTTACCGAAACCGACTACCGGCGTTGGCTTCTGAATGTCAATAATGACGTTTACGTCTTTAATTGCTGACAATGGTACCAGCTCCTTCTATATTTACTTTTTCAATCGGATACAGCTTGCTTCGCGAAACTTCCGGCATTCGGAACACCACTTCGAACCCATGCCGGCGCTCCCATTCGGCCTCAACAGCAATATCCCGGTTCTCCACGCGGCCGATTTCATGAACGATGATCCAAAAGGCATCCTTCAAGATGTCGTGACCGTCCGTTTTGAACCATTCCCGCGCCCGCAGCGCGTTGTTCATGCTGGTCGGGGGATCGTCGGCATAAGACAGAAAAGAGACGGTAAATTCCACCGTCTCAATCTGTTCAATATGATCCCCGCTGTGGATCTCGACCGGGAAGCCGCGAACGCGCTCAAAACTGGGTTCGAAATGATACGTCAAGAATGCCGTTTGCGGAATGCTGCCGCCGCCGTTCATGTGAATAACCTGCAGGCCGGTATACTCGGATAAACTTTGCACCAGCAGCTTTCGAATGTCATTATACGGGATCATTGACAACCCTCTTTTTGGCAATGTATTTGTTCGTATCCCGGTAGTCCCGGTCTTCCGGCATATCAATGGTGTATTGAACGCCTTGATATTCGATCAGGTCCCCAGGCTCGTGCTGATGCGCCGTAAAGAGCGCTCGGTCGTCAGCCGTGTAATTGCCACCTTCGGCCAACTGCAACTCCGCCGAAACTGGCTGGAAATGCCCCTTTAGCGCAACCCGGACAGGCTCGGCGGGGATCGGATCGCCGTATTCGTCATACCCTTGACCATCGCCCGGCCGCACCAGGAAATAGGGCTTTTCGTATTTCTTGATGATTGAGTTAAAACGGAACATCACTACCGCCGTCCTCCCCTCTTCGGTACAATGACCGCTGTGATCGATTCCCGAAGCTGCTCTTCATCCCGCAGGATCTTCTTATTCCCCTTCCGCTTGGCGTAGATCGGAGATAAAGGCGGAGTGCGGAGCTTGTCGAAGTTTTTGAGCACTCGCTCCTTTCCGACATCGCCAATTTTTCGCAGCAAGTCATCGGCATCGAGGTTTCCAGTCACCAGCTCGACTACACCCTCTTTGACCACGCGGGCGATCGGAGTTTGTGCCTTTTTCTTCCCGGAGCCTATGAAGGACCGGGCCGGAATGCCGGCCTTGATCGATCCGTATTCATGGATGCCGGCGATCATCGCCAGTTCTTCGTCACCTTGAGCCCCGATATGAACCTCACGCGTGACCAAGTCCTGCAGCGATTCGATGATCCCCGGCAGATACGTTTCCTCTGTCACCTCAATGTTTGCCCGGCGGTAGCTCCGGCGCCTCTTCTTCGGCATCCTAAATCACCTCACAACTGAATCAGCGCTTTGACGACATCCGGCAGCCCCTTGCTCTCGTCATAGGTCACGGAAATATCTCCGACCCGCTCCGACTTCACGCCCGGGGAGCGCAGCAGTATTTGAGCGAACATGATGCAGGCCAGCTCAATATTTTCCGGCAGTGTGGCCGGCGGTGCGCCTTCCTCGTCGCTTGGCAGGATATACCCGGCCAAATACTCCACCTCGACCAAACGCGCCCCACAGGGCCAGCCACAGCGCCGAAACAGCATGCCATTTTCGGGTTCGATGACAAAGGAATCGGGATCCTGTTGTTTTCCCTCGACTCGGAGCATGAAAACCTCATGAACGGGATAATTTCGGAGTCGGAGGAATTGGGTTCCAGAGCCGTCCAGCGTTTGCCGATATGGCTTGTATGCGTAACTCCGATTTGTTTCCCGTTCAATGGCTGCCGATGCTGCTTTCAAGACCGTTATGATTTCAAGGTCCTGGGATGTGTCATCTTCCGGAATGCCAAGAAATCGTTTAGCTTTTTTCAGACTTGCCAGCATTTTTATCACCATCTGCGCCCTTCTCGGCCGCTTTCTTGGCTTCCTCGATTTCGCCTTTGCTTGCTTCCTTACCGATCACATCCGCGGCCTTCAAGACGGCTGCCCGGTCCTCGTCAGCTTCATAAATGGAGCCCTTCGTGATGACTTCGTTCGTTTCCTTGTCTACGAAATCATTCGTGACATGGTAATGCTTTGTTTTCTCAGTCATGATAATCACTCACTTTCTAAATAAGATAAAGCCCGGGCAAAGCCGGGCTTAGGGTTACGGTGCAGGGATGCCCAGCTTCACAAACGGCGATACTTCGTAACCATTCTTGAGTGTCAGCGGACCATTAAGCCAAGGCTTGCCGTCTACGTTCCAGAACGCCTTGATGATCGTTTTGTTCTGCTTGAACAACGGATGTTCGGAAGCCTGGATGAAGATCCCCGCGCCATCTTTTATTACGTAGTAACCAAAGTCCGTCAGTACCAGATCGCCGTCCTCGCCCAGGATTGGGGAGTTTTCAGAGAATCGGATCGGATAGCCCAGCAAGGTGCCTGTCATTTTATCCGCAATATTCGGCTGGAAGATCAGATTTCCGGCATCGTCCTTCATCGTCAGCAATTGCGGCAGGATCGATTGCGAACCAGCCCATACCAGATTTCCGCCGAGCTTCGCTTTCGCCAACATGCCGACAATATCGGCATAGGTGATAGTGCCGGCTGTCTTCCTTGCCACCGTCACGGTTGCCGGGGAGCTAATCGCGCCAAGCGGCTTCGCCGTACCGTTGCCGTACAAGAACGCATCATCCTCGGCTGCAGCAATGGCCCCGCGGAACAATCGGGTGACAATTGTATTGATGGCCGACGAGTTCCGGAGCAATTTGTCCGTAACGACGATATGGCCGGCTACTTCATGAGGTGTCAAGTTCAGGTCTTTAAACTTGGCATTGGTTTCCGGCTTTTCATCGCCCTCACCGATCCAGTTGACTTCAACGCCGCCGTACATGTTGCTTCCCGCCCCTTGATCAAGCGCCGGGAACGTCATGCTTGCATCCGGCGTATCCTCGCCGGCAGGAATCACCAGTGCACGCGGGCGCACGATTGCCGATTCTGGTGTTACTTCGAAGAGCTGCGCCGAAAATTGCGTAGGAACAAAAATACCGCCGCTGGTGTTATTCTTCATCGCCAGCTCGCGGTATTCTTTAAGGCGTTCATCATGCGGATTTTCTCGATAGGTTTTCACCATCTCTCCAAAGCTGCGGAATTCAGATTCATGCTGTGGATCGTCCGGTGTGCGCTTGGTGCCGCCGCCAGACATCGCAAGGGCTTGCGAACGCTCTTCCAATTTGATTTCACTTTCTAAATCCCTTGCCTCAGCTTCCAACCCCGTGAATTTCGTCTCTTCTTCATCCGTGAAGCCGCGTTTCTCGCCTTGGGCAGCCTCGATCATCGAGCGCATTTCATCTTTCTTTGCTGCAAGTTTCTTTCTCAGTTCGATCAGGTTTTTCACAATGACCAACTCCTATAAGTTCAATTTTTTTAATCGCATTTCCAAATCCAGCAATGCAGCATCGCGCTGTTCTTCGTCATTTGCTGTATGGGTGTTCGGTTGAGGCCGGGAATTGAAAATATCCTCTGCCGAGCGAATACCGACCGACGACTGAGGGTAAGCCGGGGTAGTAACCGGACTTACTTCGAACAACTCCGCTTCAATAATGGAACGGATCGGCATATCCGAATTCGTTTCGTCCCATTCCTCCACGACCGAGCGAAAAATAAAAGACGACCCTCGGACGTCTCCGCGCTCGATCGTCTCAATGTGTTTTTCCGCCCAGCTTGGCGGCGTAATCTCGTACCTGAGCCCAATGTCATCCTCAATGAGCGCAAGCGTGTTCGGTGTTCTTCCCAGGACTTCCCGTGAATCATGCTGCCAAGAGGCGTAAACATCGGGGTTAATCAAGCTGGCCGTGAATGCTCCGCGCTTGAATCGCTCCTGGAACATACCAAAAATCGGGTGTGATAACTGATCCCAGCGGACCGCATACCCTACAATTTTTGTCGGTTCGCCGTCAACCTTCCGGACTTCCGGCCGACTCTCCGGCAGCACCCATTCCCTCTGCTCCTTCTTGTTCTCCTTCATCGTTATCACCTCCCTTCAATGCTTCTTTTGGCGCAAGCTTGCCCTTGTAATACTCGTCCAAGAGATCCAGAGGAATCATATTCAACGGCGCAAAGTATCGGTCTCCGCCCGGAATAGGGTTTTCGTTCTCCTTCTCCCGGATGTCGTTTTGCGAGTACACGCCGATGTTGAACATTTCTTTATAGAAGGCAGCTCGGGCCGCGGAATCGCCCCGAAGGTAGCCTTCGATAAGAAACTCAGCAAATAGACGTTGCTGCTCTGTTTCGCTGAACAGCTTCCAGTTGATTGTTTGCTCCCACCGGATCAACCAAGGGCGGACCGAATGAACGATGAAATCCGTGCTTTGATGCTCAATGTTTGAGAATGTGGCCCGCTCCAAATCCGCCATCATATGCGGAGGAACGCGGAAGATCCGGGCAATTTCTAGAATCTGAAATTTCCTCGTCTCCAAAAACTGAGCATCATTCGGCGGTATGGTATTCTTCGAGAATGTCATGCCTTCCTCAAGCAGCATAAGCCGGTGCGCCTTTCCTAATCCTTCGTACTTCTCACGCAGGGATTGTTTTAAACGTTCAAACGCTTCGTCCGTTAAGGTGCCGGGATGGGTCGCGACAGCGCCCACATTTGTACCATTTTCGAAGAAGTCGGCTCCGAATTGTTCCGTAGCTAGCGCAAGTTCAATAGACCGCTTTGCCCACTGAATAACGGATATCCCCTTTTTTCCGTCAAACCCGAGGCCTGGAATATGAAACATAGCGTAAAAAGGGACATTATGCTGCTTTCCATCTGAAGTCGTCACCCTAAAGAATGGGTCACCCGCTTCCGTTTCCATATGTTCTACCCGGTGCGGCGGTATCGGCCATAAGGCCTTGATATCTCCCTTGCCGTCATACTCGATTTCGGCGTAACAGTTCCCCCATAATAAAATATGGGTCATCATGGTTTCTCGAAAAGTGAAAGCTGTCATCCTTGGATTTGGTCTCCGTTGCAACAGGTCGCCTACAGGGTGACTCACTCGCTCTCTTCCTCGTGGTTTAAGGCGCTTATACACGGGTAGAGGTAACGACGCCACAGTTTCGGCCAAAATACGAACGCATGTCAGGACGGCTGTAGACCGCATAGCCGACCGTTCAGTGACAACAATGCTGTTCCCGTAGGGAATTCCTAGCGCATTGTAAAGCCAGCGCTTCGGATTGCTCAGATCGCTCGATTCACTTCGTTTCTCTAACCAACGTGAGATAATAGGAATCCTCAGTGTTTTCACCCCCTTCCAGCGTTAAATCGTCCGGACCCCTCGTTCTTCGTACACGGACCGCTTCGTTCTGTTCGCCATGCAAAGTTTGTGCGCATTGATGACAGCGTCAATCGGGTCGATCCGCTTGGTCTTGGCTTTCGGATCCTTATCGATCTTGATTTCGCCGAAGCTGTTGCTTACCGTCTTGGCGTTGACCATGGACCATGTCAGCAGCTTATTGTTTCGGTCATAACTCACGTTGCCCGCTTCCACTTCCAGCCGGAAATCGACGGTGGCATCGTTCAAACTGCGCGCGCTCTGGACGATCTCGACACAATCCACACCGAACTCTTCCAGGTCAGACAAAAAGGCATCCGCATTATGTGGGTCATAAGCGATGCCTTTGAGTTTCAATTCGTATTTTTTAATTAGGTCTTTGTAGTACCGGATGATGTATTTATAGTCCGTCTTCACGCCGCCCAAGGTTTCGGTCACCGTGATCAAGTCGTCCATGATCCACATATCATACGGAGCATCATCCGACTGCACATGCTCGTCAACCCGAGCCGCCGGCATGAAGCTGTGGGAATGCACGTAGTATTGCCGGTGCGGACCATCGTCCAAAGGGAACTCCAAGCATCCAGATGTCAGGTCGCCGCCGGACGAAAGGTCGAGCCCGAGATAGCATTCTCGGCCCCGCATCGCTTCAAGCGTGGTGTCGGATTCGCATTGCTTCCAGTGCTCCATGTTCATGTACTGGTTATCTGCGAATTGCACCCAAATGTTGAGGCCCTTTGTCATGAAATCTCGGAGATCCGCGCCGCGTTTCTTCTTCGCTTTGATGGCATCGGCGCGCAGGCTGGCTAACGTTTCCTCGGTCCAGAGTGGGTTCGCCTTCGGCCAGTTGCCTTCATCCCAGATGTCATCGCCTTTATCCAGCTCACATATGAAAACGAAATGAGTTTCGTCCACATGGAGCCCGGCCAGGATCATCTTACCGTACTCATATTCCTCGTAGCACGGCAGATTCAAGTCAAAGCCGGCGGTTGTTATGATTGAGGTCAAACATTGTTTAAGCTTGCGTTGTCCGCCCGTTAGCAGCTTGTACATTTGGTTCGTCTTATGCTTGTGATATTCATCGACGGACGCAAAATAAGGCCGGAAACCGTCAATCGTCTCGGTATCTCGACCTATCGCCTTGATTTCCCCGCGGGTGATGTTGCAGAGAATCGTACTCTTATATTCCTTGGAAGTGAATAGCCCTTCCTCGTACTTACTGCCGCCGAGTTCCGGATCCGCATTGATGAATTTAAGACATTCCTTCAAAACAATGCGTGCCTGGTCCTCTTTCGTCGCTGCGCAGTAGATTTGCGGGTAATTATAGCCGTCAAAATTGCCATAAAACAGTGCCGGAACCGCATTCCCGAGTGATTTCCCGTTTTGCCGGGCCACTTGGACGTAGGATGTGCGGAATCTTCGGTACCCGTCCATGTTCAGCCAGCCGTTCCAGCATCCGAAAATGAAGTCCTGGAAGCCCCAAAGCCTGAGCGGTTCGGGCTCTTCCCCCTCGGCAAGCGTCAAGCTTTCGGCGAAATCGATGATTTCATGAGCCTTTTCCGGGTCGAAAACGAATGGAAATTCGTCCGTTCCTTGCCGCTCAAGGTCTTTTAAGTGTCGTTCGCATGCCTGCCGCTGCGTCTGGCCGGCAATAATCCTGCCTGAAACCACCTCTTGAGCGTAGGCGGTGACCCGATCTAGCTCCGTAACCGTGTTATAAGGGTAAATCTGAGCGCTAACCACTGCGATTTGCCCCGAATCGTCCAAATTTGCTTGGCAGCTTGTCTTCTTTCTTCGGTTTCGGTACGTTCTTGATCTTGGCGAGTGGATTCAGGAAAAGACGGTCCTGCATTTTAAGCAGCATATCCATTTTCTTGTTGATCGCCGTCTCGATCTTCAAGATTCCCTCGATGGACGCGAGCTGTGATAAATACATCTGAGCCCTAGCTTCAAATTCGTTCGCTTCCTCGAATTTCTCAAAATATTCGAGCAAAACGTCCTCATTTATCGCTATTTTTTCAATCCTTTGATATTGTTTCAGCAGCCTTTCATACTCCGAATACGTCTTGCAATACATCGCCAGCAGCCCGACATCCGAAGACGTTAAAAGCTCAACGCCCTGCTGAGCTGCTGCCTTGTATTCCTTTAAGCAATCCTTCCACTGCTTATAGGCGATGGTGTCGCTCTTCACGTATTCCGGGGGTTTGAGCTTGTCGAGCTCCGTTTTTCCAAGCTTGATTTCGCTCTCTTGGCGCTGCCGAATTTCCTCTTTTGTTAATCGGTTCGGATTCCCCTCTGCGAGGTGAAGGCCTATCGGCTTTCCGTTCCGTCCCATCGGGTTCACCTCCCAAAATCTCAGAAAATTTCAAAAAACGAATTTTTGCGCGAATAAGGGGGCGCGCGGTCAACTAGGCAAAAGCCCCCAGAGATTTGCCCCCCCTCCCCCCTCCGCACCCTCAGACGTGCATTCGGGAGGGTCAAGTGATGGACGCCTCTATACCCCCTTAGAATCGCTCTCATGAGGCGCTCGTTTTGCCTGGCTTCACATATATGACCCGATTTCAATGTACCACCTTCATGCAGCTTAATGTCCATTACCGAACCCTCCATCCTCTTTGGCCGTCTTGCGGCTGTGGCAGCTGTGGCAGCGTGCCCGCCAGTTACTTTTATCCCAGAACAGAACCGGATCGCCGCGGTGCGGAATCTCGTGATCAACGTCTGTAGCGGGTGTCAGCTCCCCCGCTGCGTAACAGTCGATACAAAGCGGGTTCTCTTTAAGGAACTTTTTCCGCTCCCGCCTCCAAATGTGATCATATCCCCGCTCCGCTGATGTGCCCCGCTTCCGATCATACATCTGTTTGGGATGGTCTTCACAGTAACCGGTTGTGGTTAGTTTCTTACAGCCTGTGTGCCGGCAAAACTTCTTTAATGCCATCGCTTATAGTTTCCTTTAGCTTCCCTGCGGGCTTGTCGGTTTAGAGCATCCCAGCCCCTTGTCACCCTAATAAGCCACTGTAAGATTTTCATACTACTCATCCTTTTTTAGAAAATAAAAAAAGCCGCCAAAAAGGCGACTTGGACGGTGCAATTTTCCATTATTTATTGACGCACGTAAACAAATAATGGTATAATAAATACATAAGGAGGTGAGAAAAAGATGAAACCAAGAAGAGTAAGGCGCAAAGAGGAAAGAGAGCTAGACATCAAGTTAGCGATTGCAGTCGTTACCTTGATAAACTCAATCCTCACCTTCATCCTCCTGCTGGTCAAGTAGGAAACCCCGAAACCTCGGCCCCGAAAGGGGCCAGGGAGTAGGTCATGAAATATAAAGGTGCGCCTTACCTTCGATTATACCATAAAGGAGTGATAAGCTGTGACACGTAAAGAAAAAGCCACTACGGTTATAACTTATGCTGCCTTGGTGATAAGCATAGTAAATAGCATTATCTTGGTGGTGAAGTGGTAATGTATTCGTTCAAAAGCAAAGAAGAGTTAGCTGCTTGGATCTCTAATGAGCTTGTCAGCACCGCTGAAGCTATAGAGATCCTGGAGTGTACACGCCAGAATCTGCACTCGTTCGTGAAGCGCGGTAAGCTTACACCAGTTAAAGAGACAAACCGCGAGCGTTTATTCTGGCGCTCTGACGTTCTCGCTCGTAAGGAAGAAGCTGCTATTTACAACCGTAAGTAACCCGTCAACTGACGGGTCTTTTTTATTTCGCTTGATACTCTTCAATTAATCTTCTGAAATTCTCTTCATCAAGTAGTTCTATGAATTTTTCTAACGGTTGCCATGGCATATCGGGATCCTCACGGTAAGTGTTAATCATCTGAATCAACTTTCTCTCTGCTCTCACCTTATCTTCGATGGTCTTAGCTTCCTTGAATATTTTATAGCGTCCAAATACATTATTGCCACCAGGCATACGCATTATTTTGCCAGTAGATACGATATAGTAATCATCTTCCAAGCTTTCAACGACATGAACGCCTTTTTTTCTCATTGCATTGTACAAACTTTTCCTGTCTTCAACCATGCTCTCTCCTCCTTTAGTGTTTAGTACATTTTACCATAGAGGATATGATAGAGCCGCGCTTTCTTTTTCACTGTTATTCATCAATGACGGTCCTCTTTTTTTTGACATACCAACCGCATGCACGTTTGTTTCGTACCGGTCCATGTGCCCCATACACAACATTTGCACTTCTTCGGCTGCCGGAACACTGATTCGTCTTGCTTAGGCTCCATATCGAAGCTCCTTCGTTCATTTTATGGCCTTGACAGGATTCGAACCTGTCGTATACCATGAAAGCCGTAATCAAATTGCAGTGATCTTAACTGCATTCCCCGCTTGCTACATCACCGGCGATAGACGCCTAGGCATAAGCCCACAATGTAACCGAGTCCTGCGACGATAAGGGGCAGCAGGGACACCCGAGCAGTCAGCTCTATGTCCCTACTGTAAGACTGGTCTTTTATCAAATTAGTACCACTATTTCCTCACTTTAGTGTCAAATTTTCTTTTTACATGGATATTTCCAGTTCTCATACTTCGATATAAATCTCGATTTTCAAAGTATCCAAGATATGGATAGTGTGATAACTTATTTATTAATGTTTGATTACTAGGAGGTTACTATGCTTAAAGTAAGAACTGATAAATATGAAATCTGGGAAAGCGGTGTCATCCTCATCAAAGATAATGAGCGTTTTGAATTCGTTATTTATGATGATAAAGAATTTGCAGAGCAAAACAAACATAAATCGGATTATAAAGACCACATGATAGTTCAGTGCGTTTTTTTAAAAGATACTTTTAATAATGAACCTCAGTTATCATATGATGTGGTTAACGATAATACCGGTCGAATAATCTTTATTAACTTCGATAAAGGGATACACGGCGTTACAAACCTGAAACCAATTGATGTTGGAATAAGAAACGGAAGACGCCTCCTTTTGGATTTTCGTATTGTAACCTACGGAGAAAAAGACTTGTCATTCTACTACAATTGGTATATTGGGGAGGAAGTCTAGAATGAGTAAAGTTACTTTACCAACTTCAACTGATGATCCTCGGGCTCGAAAACAATTGATCGATTACAATCTAAAAGAGAAGGAACTGAACCTCAAAGCTGGAATATTAGGTAGATTTTTTGGTTCGAATAGCAACACTCCTATTTATATAGTGGGTGCGGTATCACTTTTCCTATTGATTATCGGCGCTTTCTATACATTTATCCCAGAGTCCAATCGCTCCCCTTCTTTACCACTTGATAGATACTGGTCATTCACTCTTCCAATTGTTACTACAATAATTGGTTACCTCTTTGGTTTGAACTCAAAAAATAGAGAAGAATAGAAAAGGATAAATCCCCCACTAGAAAATATGCGGGGGATTTATCCTTTTAAACCACTCATTTTTTTATATAATACCAGCTAATTTCAAACATTCTGCAATGGTCTTCACACCAGCCTCAATTCTTCGATTAATTGTGGATATACTGTATGCCGATTCGAATCTCATACGAGTGTACTTGTGTCTATTGCCTTTGATGTATCGATGTTCCAAAATACGTTTTACTTGGTCATCAAGGATAAGTTTAAATCCCGCTTCAATCTCGGATTTCTTACGAATATCATCAAGTAAAGCGGATTTTTCCATTGGCGACAGATTTTCTTTCTCAGAATAAACTTCTATTCGCCTACAAATTAACGGGTACATTTGCAATAATTTCTTAGCAGCCTTTATATCTTCTTCCGTTACTCTAGGCCATATTTCCATTTGTACCACCGCCCCCATATGCCCGCTCCTTTTAGATATATTCGAATAAATCAGCCTGCCCTTCTTTTACAACTTCTGATGAATCGCAAATCAACCCTTGCTCTAGCCAGTCGGCCGGTGCCTCATATTTATAATGCGGCCAGATCGGATCACCTGCTCTTGTGTGCTTGGGGTTCTTCTCCTGCGCCAGCTCCGTCCATACCCAATAAGTTTGCGCTTTTACTTTTTTATTAGCCGTCGTCATACAACCACCTCGCATTGAACTGCTACCGCAAACCCTCTGATATTTGCCCATCTCATTTCGCCCTCATTGCCTTTACGGTCAATCGGGATATATCCGACCATTGTATCGCCGCTTCTGGTTTCAATTTTTACAAGCCGGCGCTGCAATCCGTTTCGAACAACATATGTGCGCCCTGCTTTAATTGAACTAGCTTTCACTTTTGATTTCCTCCTTAATTGCCTCAAGATTAGAAGGATCAGACCAAGCAGTTAATGTTCCGTTGAAATATTTCGCTTTGATACAGTCTTGAGTATCAAATACCTCCCCAATACCGTAGTATGGGTGGCGTACCTTATCCCCCGGCTTAATGGTGGGTACTGGTGGGTTGTCGGGGTCAAACGCTCCGTTATCAATCGCGAAACATAAGTTTGAAAAGGCATCACTTGAGTCTACGGATTCCATAAATGCCTCGGCAGCATCATTTTGAAGAATCCACATTTTCAACTTCTCAGCGTCTATTAGCTTTACTTGGTTATTCATATCCACCCCTCATCCCCACGCCTCAACATCTGCAAACGCTGCAGACGGATTGGTATCAATTGTGCTTGGTTTAACTTCACATTTATCGTTATCGCAAAACACGGTCATTGACGGACCAAATCGCGGTTTCATTCGGTACGTTTCCATTTTGAGACGTTCTCCACAAAATGGGCATTGTATTCCTAAGGATGTCTCTTTCATATCTTCTCTTCTTCCTCTCTAAAGGGGATGGAAAACCTTATACGGCCCCCGGCTTCGCCTGGGATTATTCGGTCGCCTCGGAGCTATCCAATTCTTGCTTGTACGCTTCAAGCCAGCATTCTCTGCAAACTTTTTTACCGACCAATGCTTTTGGAAACGGGAATACCCTGCCATCTTCGTAAGTGTCTCTTGTCTCTTTTCCGCAGCTATCACAGTTAGTAATTACAATCTCGCTCGCACTGTAACTCGGTTCAAACTCAACGTAAACTTCAAACTCTTTCTCGCAGTTCTCGCATTCCCAATCAAATTTATTGTCGCTCGGCACACCATCACACAAGGCATCTGACATATCGTTTTCATGTTCGCAATAAGGGCAATCAACTGATTCACGCATGTTTATTTCCTCCTTTGGTTTTGCGGCAAAGCCGCCAACGATTAATCAAGCATTTCCTGTCTTTGCTTAACTTTCTGCCGATTCTGATATTTTCTTAATTTGTCTGGTAAACAGGTTTGTTTGTGCAACTTGTTATGATGAGGGCAAAAGTCAACGCCATCGGTTATATGGTTTGCGCATTCATCACACATCGGAAGATCACATGTGTCATACCGCGGCCCTGAATTAGCTGCTTTGAATGCTTGATAGTCCCCTTTGACGAAAATGACTGCGTTACTGTGATAATCCGTTATATAGTCACACAGCAACGTAGCCGGCCGGACTCTACATATGGCACATGGGTTTTCGAATACATCTGGACTATTCATCCCTGTACCCCCTTATAGTTAGGTAGGGGAGGATTACCCTCCCCTAGGGTTAAAGCGAAAACTCCAATTGCCCAGCGCCGACCGCTTCCTTGTATCGCTCTAAAGTAAGAGCGTTCCCAGACCCGGTGCAAAGCTCCGGCAGATTCGCGCGGACTAAAGCCTTAGCAAACGGCGGCGGTACGGCGTTGCCGCAGCGTGCAACCTGAGCGCTCTTTGGATATCGTTTACCGTCAGCATCCACGTCGATGATGTAATTCGGCGGGAAGCCCTGTGCGGCAAACAACTCGTGTGGTTCTAGCATCCGCATGCCGATGTCAACGATTTGGTAATCTACACCGTGTATCGTAACCAAGCCGAACCGATCCTTTGTTGTGATCGTATGCAGCGGCTCGCCCAAGTTCTGGCCGTTATCAGCACTGCCGTAGTATTTGAGCAGGAAGGCTCGAACCTCTCCGACGTGCAATCCGCCGGCTGTGATTGTCGGCATCGGCTCCGTAACCGGTTGCCCGTCTCGGCAGGTGCCCCGCAGCTTGACCAAGTGGCTCGATACCAAGCCATAACGATTCGAAGTGTCCTGTGTCAGTAGTGGTCGGTCGATCGTTTGCCCACGGGCGCTGTCGTCGTAAGAGTGATATTGGGTCAGGAAAGCGGCAACTAAGCCCATTGCATGTGCGGCTCCTGCCGGACGTTCAGCGCCCGCGCCGGATGTGATTGTATGGAGTGGGTCAGACATTGGGTGTCCCGTTGCACCACCGCGGAACTTGGTGATATGCGGAATGACAATTCCCCATCCGTTCTTCGCTGTGATCGTTTGGAACGGCTGGTCTATCTCTTGGCCTCTGAAGGCATCGTCTTTGCTATGGTTGACTTTGATCACGAATGGCCGCGGATTATCAAAAACGAACTTTTGCAGTCCTCTGGCGATTCGTCGCATAGTGTTCTCGGCCAGCGGTTTCTTTCGTTCAAATATGCTTGGGCATGGAATCGACCAGTCGATGATTTCCGCTGCCGTCCGCCACGGCTGCAGCTCACCGGACTTAACCGCGTCGCTCTCCGGATCTCCGTATGTAGGCTCCGGCCAGACAATCGGGCGCGCATCCCGTCGAGCTACAAGGAAGAGACGCTTGCGGATCGTTGGGGCACCGTAATCACAGGCCCTCAGCTCTCGCCATTCAACTCGGTAGCCCTGCCGCCGCAAAGCATTCACGAAGCATTTAAACGTCCTACCCTTCTGATCAGGATCCGGATACCCGTCTTTCATCAGCGGGCCCCAGGTTTTAAACTCCTCAACATTCTCCAGCATGATGACCCGCGGCTGGACTGTCGCCGCCCATCGGACGGCTACCCAAGCGAGCCCGCGGATTCCCTTTTCAACCGGCTTACCGCCTTTGGCTTTGCTGAAATGTTTGCAATCAGGCGAAAGCCAGACCAGTCCCACTGGACGCCCGCCGGTGACTTCACGAGGATCTACGTCCCAAACGCTCTCGCAGTAATGTTCCGTATCAGGATGATTTGCCCGGTGCATGGCTATCGCTGCCGGATCGTGGTTAATCGCAATGTCTACGCTTCGACCGGTTGCAAGCTCTATTCCTGTTGAAGCTCCTCCACCGCCGGCGAAATTATCTACAATTAATTCCTGCGTGTTCTTCATTCTGTTTGCCTCCCCGCTTATATGAAAAATCAATCATCAAAATAATGTCCGTATCCATGATTAGGGTAATATCCTGCAGCGCGGTTCAATCCGTTTACCACATCTGTCATGAGATCCGAGAAGACATCCAACTGCTTCTCCGGAAGGGATTCAATCAAACGGGTTTCCTTCGCTTTCAGCCTCCGGCCGGCTGCCGATGATAACAAGGTCATTACCGGCTCGATTCGTTCCGCCTGCAAGCGCTTGGCGGCAGCGGATTGTTTCGCCGTTTCCTCCTTCTGCCGATGCTCTTCCCAATCTTGCTCGTCATACCAAAAGTAGTCCCCGTAGCGTTCGGTATAGACGGCAATCCAGTATTTCAATTCGTCTTCATTTGCGTGAAACCGTTGATTGCAGACGCCATTCACCCGCATTCCGTTTGTTTTGACGCCGCGGCCTCCCCGGGTCCTTGGCATGACATGATGTGTTTCCGTGTCCGGTCTACCGCATCCGCACTGACACCGACCGTCTGCCTCTTTGATAAGCTCCTTCACAACGCTGACGGGGAACTCTGCGCGGTCCGCCCGGGACGGTCGGCCCTTATGGTGCGAAAGGATATTCTGCCGCCATGGGGCTACTTCTTTCTTTTTCTTGGGGAATGGCATATCATCACGCTCCAATCCTGGCGATATTCTCTACTAGGAGCGGGAAGCGGGCTGCTGCAGTCTTGACCTTTTTCCCCTAAACCGAATGCTTCCCGCCCGCGGCGCATGAATTCCTCGAAATCTGTATCAATTAAGTTGAAGTCGAATTCATCGTTCATGGCTTCCTCCTATCGGAGCCGGTAATTCAGTTCGATTCCGCCTGTTAGCGTCACTCTGTAATCCCGGCACATCTCGTTGATTCGGCTGCCGATACCTTCATCAATTTCGCAAAGCCCGGCTATGGTCCGTTCTGAACTAATGAGGGTCGGCTTTTTTTCGAGATATCGATAATTGATAATGGCAAAGACCTGCTCGATTACGAAGTCCGTAATTTCCTTACGGCCCTTGAAAAGATCGTCTATAAAAAGGACGTCGGCTTGCTGTAACTGGAAGATTCGAGCCTCAAGTGTATCGAGATTGCTCTTTATCTCGTTGAACCCTTCCACGAAGGGGAAATATAGAACTTGCACACCTCTTGCTAGTAGGTAATTGGATATCGCCATCAGCAGATGCGTTTTCCCGCTTCCAGGCCGTCCCAAGAGGGCTATGCTTTGATTCGGTATGCCCTTGTCATTCACGTCCTTCACGTAATTGCATGCTGCCTTGAGGGCTTCGATAACTTGGAGCGGGCGGCCGTCCTGCACGAAGTTATTGAATCTCTTGCTCTGGAATTCCGCAGTGATCCGGCTGGAGCGCATTAACCTTTCGGCAGCTCGTTCTTTCCGGCATTCGCAAGGAACGGCGTATTCGTAACCCTCCTCATTGCGGTGAAGGATAAATTCATCATCCTTGCATTTGTTGCAGCGATATTTAGAATGTTCAGCCTCCGGTTCGGTTCTGTCGGTCGAGGAAAGAGAACTCGCTCTCTCCGCTGCTTTCCGTCTGATCTCGTCCAGGTCGAACCCTTTTAGCGCCTGCTTGAGACTTTCCATACCGTTCCTCCTTCTGCCTATCAAACTCCACGATCAGCGCTTTACAGTCGTCCAAAGTTTTTGCTCCCTCTTTCTGCCATGCATCCAAGGTACGGTTAATGTATGACCACTTGCCGGCTCCCTGATCGATTGCCCGCTTCATTGCCAGGATTAAAACTTCGGCATCAAATGTATTTAGCCAGTCATTGACGTATTCGTATTGCGCCGGCGGTAGCTGACCAATGTTTCGCTGGTAGAAATCAACCACCCGCGCGTATTGCGCGCTTATATCATCATCTGTATCTATATCTTTAATTTCATTTCCTTTACTTTCTTTTCTATTTCCTTTCTTTTCTTTTCCTTGCATTGCATTTGCATTGCTATCGTCATGCATTTGCATGCCATTAGCATTTTCATCATCGTCACCGGATGCCTGTTTTTCCTTATCCCATCTAGCCTTAGCGGCTTTTCGACGGGCTTCCGATTTCTGTTCCCGTTTGTCCATCCGCCGCAACAATGACGCGCTCCAGAGGTATGCACCATCCGTTTGAAACAGATTAAATTCTTCGATGCAATCGTTTATGAACTCTTCAATCCGTGTTCTATCCGCCTGCAATTGCAATGCAAATGCATTAAATGCGTATTTCGATTGGATATCCAGCTTATAGGCTTCGGACTCCCTCATCATTTCAATGAGCATCCAGTACCAACCGTAGCCCTCCGATCCGTAAACAGCACGCATGGCGGTCATCTTCGGATCGTTCCGGGCGTTACAGTCGTGTGAAAAGTAATATGCTTCCTTCATTTCGCCACCTGCTTTTATGGTTTTGCCTAACGCAACCTCACGGGACCCTTGACGGGTTATTCCAATTCATGGGATAATGGCGACAAGGGAATACCCGTGTGAAGTGATCACCTTAACCTGTCTTTGGTCGGACGTTAAGGTGATTTTGCGTTTTCTTGGACTTTCGCTTGATATTCCGTACGATAATTGCATGTTGCAGAGGATTGTTGAACCAGATCCGCGCCAGCACCGGGAGATCAAAATAGTTTCTGTCCATTGAATTCCTCAATCTCCCGCATTAGGTTTGTTGGCGGATTCCAGCGCTGGATATAATTTAAGCCGCGTTCGAAATCCTTCGTGTACGTGTTGTTGTATGAATTGATCCCAAACCAATCCTGGTAATCGTGCCAAAGTGCTGAATACACCCGGTGGCGGAGCCCGCTGTCTTTATAGGCGGCCATTTTCTTTCCACCGAGAATACCGATCACCTTGGCGTTGCCGGCCTTTCTCAGTTCCAACTGCTGGCCGTAATCGATTGTCGTGCGATTCTCAAGGTGTTCGAGTCGGGAGTCCAGTTGCTGGACCTTGTCATCTACGAACAAGATTGCCTTTAGCTCAGGGCTCATGTTTTCGAAGTGATGGTTCTTCTGAATGAAGGCCGATGCAAGAGCATCCTTTGCCTTTAGCTGGTACTGAATCAACCTCGCAGCAACTTCCGGTTGGTTTGCTTGCATATTCGGAGTTATGGATATTTTGGCGAGCCATAACGGGAGAAAATCAATGTCCATGGTCAGTACGTCTTGAGCTCCACCATTTGTAGGCAATTTCACGAAATTTCGTTCCCCTTGTTTAAGAACCACATCTTCCTGGATCCTTTTCCGTTCGTTCTGCATCTGACCTCTGGTAAGACCTATTCCTTCACAAACCCATCTGACACCAACGTAAATCTTTCCGTCACTCGCTTTTATTCCTAAAAGCTCAGATCCGTTAAATGGGACAAGCTTTTGTTCGACTGGTTTTATAAGATTCATTTCAGCGCCCCTTTCGCATAGTAAAGTTGAGTTGTTCTTGTTCTTTCCTCCAGTTGTCTATTGTGTTAGAGCTAAAAATAATTCGTTTCTTTTTTGTGCCGTCTGATCCTAATCTCAAGTGTGGAATAGAACCTTCCGAGCACATCTGATATAGAAGTTCTTTCGATATACCGATGTACGCAGCGGCTTCCGTGGCATCCATTGTTACATCGGGTTTTTGAGGAGGTATACTTGAAATGCGTTCCATTACTTCGGGTAATAGCTTTGCAGCCACTCTCTCAGCGATTAATTCCAAGAACTCACTTCCGACACGTTCACTTATCATAGTCCCACCTCCATTTGATAATTTAATTATCATTCGACTCAAAAAAAATCCCAGAATAATCCTAATGAATATTGACGATAATAAAATTATCACATATAATTACGAGAGATAATTAAATTATCGTTTTGGACATACCTAAATTGACCCTAACTTATCAAAGTAATCAGGGAAAAGCTCTTCAACCGGTCTTCCGAAGTATTCTGAGAACCGAAACATTAAGTCCCTGCCAGGAGTATGGATTCCGTTCTCGATCATTCGAACATAGACTGTTGAAATTCCGAGTTGTTCGGCAACACTAGACTGAGAGCCTTTAAGTTTGCGGCATTCACTGAACGTAGCTCTTTTTTTAGTTGCGCTATTCATCAATTCACCTCCTTTAGGTACTTCTGATTATATTTGATAATTTAATTATCGTCAACCCATTTTGATAAAATTATTATCATTAATCAGGAGGCTAATATGAACATAGGAACAAGAATAACGGCTCTTCGTAATAAGAAAGGCCTGACTCAGGATCAAATGGCTGAAATTCTTGGCGTAAAAAGAGCTAGATATAACTCCTGGGAAAACAACATAGCCAAACCCGATATTGAAATGCTTGGTAAAATTGCGACATTCCATAAAGTAAGCACTGACTACCTTTTAGATGTTCAATCACCTCATGTTGATATACCAGACTGGGCGACTCAAAAAGATAAACGTGACTTCAAAAAAATGCTTGAAGAAGATGGTGAAGTTATGTTCGATGGAGTTCCAATTTCAAACGAAGATAAAGAGAAGATAAAAAGGGTCATGGAAGCTATGTTCTGGGATGCAAAGAAAAAGAACAAGAGGAAGCCTACTGAATAATCTGCTGGAGGTACTGCTGCCATGGAGGACATCATTTCTAAGTTGGTAAAACAGCATAAGACAAATTGTCCTTTTACCATCGCTAGAAATTTGAATATATCAATCTACTTCGAAGATTTAGGCCAAGGCACCAGGGGATTCTACTACAAAAAATTACGTCGAAGGTTTATTTGTATACATCGTGATTTATCCGAAGAGTGGAAAAGATTTGTCTGTGCCCATGAATTAGGGCATGACAGATTACATAAGGGGATGAGTAGATTTTTTATAGATGAAAGATCTTTCTTCTCCCCAGGTAAATACGAGAGGCAGGCAAATGAATTTGCAGTATTGCTTTTGCTATCAGGAGCCGACATTAATCAAGAAGATACTTTAACTAATCTGTTATCTAAAACGGGAATCCCGTATGAAATGATTGATTATGTCAAGCGAAAGGCGGTGATGACTAATGGCTGATATCTCAAAAAGGGGAGAAAATTCCTGGAGACTAACCGTTAGTTTAGGCAAGGATGCAAAGGGTAAAAAGATTCGCGAGCGAAGAACTGTTCATGTCACCGACCCTGCAATTTTAAGATCAGAAAGAAAACTAGAACAATATCTTAATGAAGAATGGCTGAAATTCAAAATAGAAATTGAAAGTGGTGTATATATCGCGCCTGAAAAAATGAAGTTCAGTGATTTTATCAATGAATGGCGCGATAAATATGCATCAGATCCTGAAAACCTTTCCCCCACTACATTAGATCGATATGAAGGGCATATCAAATCAAGGATCGAACCTGCATTTGGACACTTGAGAATAGATCAGATCAATGCAATGAAAATAATTACATTTTTGAAGGATTTAGAAAAGCCAGGATCAAGATTGTCTCCGGCTACTAAAAAAAAATTAACGGAAGAGCAGAAGAAAAAACTACTGGAACCCTTAGACGCAAGCACTATCGGATTTATTTATCGGGTGTTGAAAAACATTTTCACTCGAGCAGTAGAATGGAAAGTAATAAAAGAAAATCCTATGGAGGATATTCAGAAGCCTAAAGAAAAAAACGCGAAAGTTAAAATGCTTGAGCAACGTAAAAACCCTCAATATTATGACGAGAACGAAGCGCAGCTTGTTGTAGACGCGCTGTACCAAGAAACACGTAAATGGAGATTATTAATTCTCGGATCAATGATTGGTGGTTGCCGTCGAGGCGAGTTAATCGGACTTGAATGGCACAATGTAAATTTCGATGATTGTACAATCGAAATTGAAAACAATATACCCCAAACTATTGATGGAAAAGCGGTCGAAAAGGGGCCGAAGTCAATCGCGTCATATCGTACAATTGATATGCCAGAATGGTATATGGAAGAACTCAAAGCATATTACAGAGAATGGCATCAAGAGAAAGAACAACTGGGTACAAAGTGGTTAGGGGAAGAGCGCCATTTCGTATTCCATAATGGAAAAGGGAAACCTTACTACTACAAACACCCATCACGCTGGTGGGAGCGTTTCTGTAAACGCCATGGCTTAAGGTATATTAAGTTTCATGGACTTAGACACAGCATGGGCACGCTGCTCTTGGAGGATGAAAGCGAGTCTAATTTTGACTCGATCCTCATTGCAATTCAACGAAGAATAGGACATGCAAGGTTATCTACAACCTCAGATATTTACGTCCACGTCACCAAAAAAGTAAAACAGCGCACCGCTGGTAAATTCGATAAATTTTCTCGCAAATCAGATCAAGTCTTGGGGTCTGATGGGGTCCAATTGGGGTCCAAAACCCAACTAAGAAGGGTAAAATAAGACAACATCAGACAATATACATTTTATAAATCCCTTATATAACAAGGGTCTTAAGAATTCAGACAACACGCAGAAAATCGCCTACCGTCCTTGACAGGGTGGGGGTCAGTGGTTCGAGCCCACTACAGATCATCACCGAGAGCCCTTGCGCAGCAAGGGCTCTTTTGTTTTTGTCTCATTCACTCACCAGTCCAGGCTATCGAATTGGTGCCGAACTGGTTTTATTGAGGGTAAAGTAAATCTGTTGTTCATTGGTTACGCGGTAAGTTGACACATCACTCCCCTCCGTCAAATCCCATAAAAAAAGCACCCGATTAGGTGCTTTTCGTATATTACACACGATTTCCCGTCAAGGAGTAGAAGGGCACTAGATAAAGCTAAAGTTGTACGCCTTTGTATTTCAAATTCAGAGCTTGCACTCGTAAGTATAGCGCAGCTCTTTTCTGGTGTATACAGACTCTCAATATATAATCTGATAGGTAGGCACGATCACTCCGCTTTCATAAGACTTGATGTCAGTTAATTTCAGATTGATTTTCTTCTTGCTGGCTCCAAACAACGGAATGCCTTCACCAAGAATGATGGGATTGACCTTCAAAATCAACGTGTCAATCAATTGGTGGTCGAGGAGCTTTCCGGCCAGATTTCCCCCTCCGCATAACCATATTTTTTTCTGCTGATTCGTAGTTTCCTGCTTTAGCCTCGCACAAAACGACACCACATCCTCTTTCACAAGTTCCACTTGTTCATTGGATTCAAATTCCATTTGATTGGAGAAAATATAATGCTTCAGCCCAGGATGAGCCGCCTGCGCAATTCCGGAAGGTTCACCCGGCTTCAATCCATATTGAAATCCATATTCATATGTTTTTCTACCCATGAATACAGCATGATACTGCCGGACACTTTCGAAGAAATCGCCGCCGTCATCCGCATATAAAAATACGGAATCATCCGCAACGCCATTTTTGTCCGCAATGAAAAGATCAGCAGTTACCGCAACATGATACACCAGTTCAATCATAGGATACCACCCTTCTAATGGTCAGTACTTCCATAACATGGAGCCGATTTGATTTGTCACTCATGTATTTGGTATTTCGACATCGAGAAGTCGATCCCTGCATTTCCCAAATAATTATAAACGCAACGCTCGTCGGCAACTGAATCATACCATGCACCTTCTTCCTGCGTTTTTATGTAAAAGAAAAAGCCGCCTAAGGGCAGCTTTCTATCCTTTCAATCTCCATCAGTTGTATCTCCGTTATAAGTTACTTCAGGTCAAGTAAATCCCTTCTATTTTTCTTACATCCACAGGTTTGATAAGAATAGGGGATTTCCCTGCTGCTATTCAAATGACAAATTCAACAAACGCCGGCGACCGCAGCATGCCTGCCTTGGTCCAGTTCCGGGTTTTCACCTTCGCCCGGATCCGTGGTTGCAGGTGAACGAAATTCTTATCCTCACCCGTTACAAGCTGCTGGCTCACTCCGTAAAAGGCTCGCTTGGCCTTCGGCGGCACGCCCAGCTCGACAATACCAGTCGGCCGCAGCCGCCCGTTTTCCGTCATCACAGACGTTAACCAACCGAATTCTTCTTTCCGATAGCCGGTGATAAACACCTCGGCATAGGTCCAATTGATGACCTTCTGCCAGGCCGGTGATCGGCGGCTCTCGTATCGGCTGCCCTGAAGCTTCCCGACCATCCCCTCAAGCTCCTGGGCCCTCATTTGCTCAAACAGTGCCTCTCCTGCGCCCTCCACAAAGGGTATGATACCGAAGTGTCTGTTCGGCATGCTGATGCCTGCCAGAATCTCTTTTCGCCGCACCAGGGGCAATTCTCGAAGGTCCTGCCCCTTGTATCTCAGGATGTCGAACGCAACATAGGTCACTGGCGATATGTCCATTAGCTGCCGGATACGCTGCTCCTTCTTGGCCTGGAACCGGGTCATGACGTTTTCGAAGTCAACCAGCCCCGTCAGCGGATCGGTACAAGCAACCTCACCATCCAGAAGGATATCATGTTCAAACGGCTTCAGGAGCTCGGGATACTGCCGCGTGCAGCAAGTCTCATGCCGGGTATACAACTGGATTCGGCCGTCCTCCTGGGAGAACAGAAGCCGGTGCCCGTCGATTTTGGGCTCAAATATATAATCATTGCGGCTAAATGGGCCACTTGCTGTCTCTAGTAACATCGGGCTAATAAACATAGGAACACCTCTCCATCGATTATACCGTTTGGCATGTTCTATGAGAGGCGGTAAGTATTGTAAATCATGACATCTTATTATCCAAAACACTTTGTGCGGGAACGGCACGAATGGACGACAATCTTATATCAATCCTTTCAGCGGGGGGGATCAAGTATAAAGAGGCTAGACCGTCATTCTCACACCACACCACATATGCAGCAGGAAACTGAAGAAGTATTCGGAGTTATGTTTATACATTAATGATTACAAAAATTTGTTGGCACGTGCTCATACCCCCCCATTTCACAGTTGATAGGGATTAGGGGACAAGATGGTACCAAAAGACGGCTCCGCTCTCTTTTTAATACATTTCCTTTGGACTCATCTGCCCTCATTCCTATGGTCTAGTTTCATACTGAATGCCGTATATACCTTCGTAGCTGTTATAATTACCCTATAGTAATTGAATGCAAAGATAATTCTGGAGGTTTCTCAAAATGAAGCTTATCACCCTGGTTTTTCCATTTATAGCCACGATACTGCTCGTATGGATTGTTATGATCCTCTTAAAGCGCATGAAAAAATAAAAAACTCACAACTGAACCATCGCGACGGGGTACATATTCGTATTTAGCTACGAAACAACTTCCCCAAAAATGCATAACCAATCCCGCTCAACAGGCGTTCTAACTATAAAGAGTATGGCGGGAGGAACTCAATCATGGATCTGCTCTTATATGCAGGCATTGTTTGCATCCTGGTAACGGGGCTCTTATCTGGCGCATGGACGACGGGATACCAGCAAAGGGGGAACTTTTATGCGGATTCGAAGGATGATCGGGCATCGAAAAAGAAAGTGGCCAATGGGTTCTTTATAGCCGGGATCGTATTACTAGCAGCGGCCGGGATTGTGTATCTTCTTATATGATCATAAAAGCATCCCCCGCCTCCGCATAACCATTTAATGTTTCCAACGATTCTGCCCCATCCCTGCTTTCCAGCCTATTATGGATCCTTCAAAAAAAGATTGTTAGGCGTATCCATAACAAACAGGAGCCGAATCCCTGGATCCGGCTCCTGTTAGAATGTTTAAAGATGTGAACGGCAGGACTCCTCTGCCTTCACTTCATTTCAGCAATTCTTCCGGGGTCTCGCCGCGGTACACGAATAATGGGCTTGCGGAATTGACAACAAACACCGCAACCATCGTCAGGGCCGATGCGACACCGCTATAGAAGCGGTGTTTCGCTTTGCCGATCCGGGACATACGAGCCTCCTCCTCTCCCGTGAACTAAACTTACCGCTTGGATGAAAAAGACGATCGCTAACGTTGGAGATTGAATCACCACATTCATCGCCACAATCAAACAGCTGATCAGGCGAAGTTTAGGGTAATGCACGCTGGATATACGGGATTGGCCCTTAATGCGGCTCGGGGCAAAGCGGATGACAAGCAGCAGGCTTGTCAAATTCAACAGTTGTATGTATACAAGGCCCGGCTCGAGGAAGGACACCAGGGTGAACATTCCGGTTGTCACGGCAATGCATGCAGCTCCGGATTTCAGATGCATCCCTCCCGAGAACTGCCGCAGGAGGGCAAATCCGACCAGGCAGAGTGCAGCCTGCCCCGTATTGCCGGTCAACCATGCGATCAGCATCGTTAGCGATACGATCAACACCACATTTAACACAATGGCAACAGCATGTGCCAAGACGGGGAGAGTCGATTTATGTTCGGGTACTTGTCGTTTGATCCTCTCTGCGATCCGTTTGGCGGTTTCCTCTAACATCACGGCGATCCCGCTCCTCCGATTGGATGGCATAATACAAGAAGATTCCAAAAGTACTGGCGAAGAAAACAAAATGAAGCCACAAATGGTTTAGATAAAACAAGATGGCGACCAGGACGAGCACGATCGCGATGAGGACAATCAAGAGAACATGCTCGAATTTCAAGCGCGTCCTCTCCATATTAAAATGAAAGCCGATACGGAACCTATACATGATCCACGCGACCAACAGACCTGTTCCTGCGCTGAGTGCCTGAAGAATGTATCCGTCAACACGATCGGTTTGCACAGTCTCAATCGAGTCGAATATCAAGGACAAATAGGCAACCTGGATCACGGCATACAGCATGTAACCGATCATCGTGCAGACGGCGGACCAGATGACAGGAATCTTGATAATGGTCGAGTATAAGAACAAGAAGATTAGGAGGCTAATTAACGGAACGAGAAAATCCAAATGATACTCGCTGCGCAAGATGAGGCTCTGAACATTTGCCAAAGTCATAACCAGCAGCGCTTGACCCAGGTGCCGGGATATCGGGATCCGCAGCAGGCTCATGATCAGCCCATGAATCGCCAGTGTTTCTAATGTTGAAAAGAACATAAATAAGACAGCTTCCAT